CCTGCCTTACACGGCGGTACTGCTGGTGAACAAGGTCTTATTCAAGACCTAGTTGACGAACAGATTAAACTATTTGGGAGTGATGTCAAGTACATCCCTCGTATAATGGTTCAAGATCAAGTGATGAATGATGTCACTTTATCAAAGTTTACAACTATATACACAGTAGAAATGCTTCTACAGAACGTAGAAGGATTTGGTGGTGTTGGTGCTGAGCTTGCAACCAAGTTCGGTTTAAGGATCACTGATGAGGCAACATTCATTGTCTCAGTTAATAGGTGGGAAGAGGTAGATGCTGCTAATCCATCTCTTCCAGATCGACCTAGTGAAGGAGATATCATACATTATCCCTTAACAGGAGATAACTATGAGATCAAATTCGTAGAGAAAGAAATGCCTTTCTTCCAATTGGGCAAAGTATATTTCTACACGATCACTACAGAAATTATGGAGCGTGGTAACACGATCTTTGATACTGGTGATTCAGCAGTCGATCAATTAGAACGTGAAGCATATACCTTCCCAATTACCTTGACTAATGTCACAGGTACATTTGCAGAGGGTGAGGACTTTACTTCTAGCGGTGGTGGTGCAGGTACTGTAGTTTCCTTTGATGCTGCTACAGGTAAACTAGTTGTAGTTTATCCTACTGGTGGTTTCCAAGAAGGGGAAACTGTTACAGGACCAAATGGTACTGGAGAGATCCAGTCGTTCACTACGATTACGGTCGAGAGTGTTCAATATGATGACAATGCTGTAATTGAATTCAAAGCAGATGATGTCCTTGACTTCTCTGAAAGGAATCCATTCGGCGAAATTGGAAATAAGACAGGTAGCTTCTAATGTTGCAGTATTTTTATAACGGTACTATTCGTAGAACTGTCATAGCATTCGGTACTATTTTTAATAATATCGAACTACGTGACTTCGATGAGAATGGTGTTGAGCAAGTACGTGAAAAGGTTCCCTTAGCTTATGGTCCTAGAGATAAGTTTCTCGCAAGACTAGAAGATCTAAGTGATATCAATAAGCAAGTGCAAATCACTTTGCCACGAATATATTTTGAGATGAATAGTTATACCTATGATCCTCAAAGAAAGACTAGTCCTGTTTCTGTCTATAAGAAGACAGACGACGCTACTGGTGGCGTACGTTCACAGTATATGCCAGTACCTTACAATATAGGTTTTGAATTAGGTATCTTAGCTAAGTCACAAGACGATGGTCTTGGTATCTTAGAACAGATCTTACCTTATTTTCAACCATCCTTTAACCTTCCTATCAAGATGATTCCTGATATGGATGAAATAAAGGATTGTCCTGTTATTCTCAACAGTGTCGATTATACAGATACCTACGATGGTAGTTTCCTTAACCGTCGTTACTTAGAGTATCGTATGCAGTTTACTGTCAAGACATACCTCTATGGTCCTGTTACCAATATTGGTGTTATCAAGAAGTCTATTGCAGAAATTGGTACGTTGGGTGATACCACTAGACGTAAGGATACAAGACTCACTTACACTCCTAAGGCATTGGAGGATAAGAATGCTGATGGTAACATCGATGCATTAGATGACGCTCTTGTACAACCAGATGACAACTTCGGTTTCAATGAAGGATTTGAGTTCTTATGAGCAAACTAGATGATAATATGCAAGACATTTTAAATCTCCCTGAGGAGACGGTAGATGTTATTGCAAAGCCTAAACGTGAAGTTAAAGAAGATGTCACACAAGACTACGAATACACACGTGGTCAATTATATAATCTAATCGATAAAGGTCAAGAAGCACTTAACGGTATTCTTGATGTTGCAGCATCATCGGATCATCCGAGAGCATATGAAGTTGCAGCTTTGATGATTAAAAACGTAGCGGATACAACTGACAAGTTGATGAAGTTACAAAAAGAGACTAAAGAAGTCAAAGAAGAAGGGCCGTCAAAAGGTCCGTCTACTGTCAACAACACTATGTTTGTTGGTAGCACTGCTGAACTAGCAAAAATGTTAAAAAAAGTAGAGGAAACTACCGATGGCTGATGAACTTAAAGAAGAATTAAATGATAACGAAGAGGAGAAAAAAGGACCTCTTCAGAAACTAAAAGACAAGATACTACCTGATGAAGACGAACAGGCTGCCATAATCTCCACTTTCGTGAGATTGGGTGTACTAGTGTGGTCTGGGGGTATATTGACTTTAAATTACGTTGCAATTCCTGGAGTTCCGCAACAAAAAATTGACCCAACTTTTATAGCTTCAGTTTTTACTGGAGTTTTAGCTAGCTTCGGAATTCAGACAGCTAGTAAGAAAGGTGACGGTACAATGAAAATGAATGGAAATGGTGGTCCTAATGGAGTAGGAAAGAATGGCGGTCCTACACAAACTATTGTTATAGAACAAGCACCATTAAAGATCATTGCTGAGTCACCTAAAGAGTCAGACAAAAAATACACATTATAATAAGTTGAGGTTATTATGGAAAAAATTAACTGGACTAAATGGTTCGCTTTGGGAGCTGGTGGTCTACTAGGTCTTAGTCATATAGGTATGATTGGAATGCTTGCTACTAGGAATAATAGTAAGTTACCTGATTTTAATTTACCTAGCGGACCTTATTCTGCTTATAATATAGAAGCAAATGAAGATGGATATAAGGTAGCATATCGTGCTAACGATCCTAAGGTGATGTGGAAAGAACAATTAATCAAAGAGAAAGGTGGGTTCTTAGGATTAGCTAACGAACATAAGAAAGTAGTTTCTCAATACACAATGGATGGTGCAACACATCACGGTGGACCTGTATCCACACGGAGTGCTTGGATCGACCCTGCTGCATTAGCTGTTACAGGAGGTAATGCAGATGCAGAGGGAAAGATCACTGCAAAAACCGAAGAGTGTATCAAGGCGGTAGGTGGTGGAGAACAAACGGGAAGACTTGTAGGTACTAGCGTTGGTACTGCTGCTGCCCCTGCTCTATCAGGTATACCATTCGTAGGATGGTTGGCTGCTGGTTGGGTAGCAATGTTTGGTGGAAACCAAGGTGCTGATATCGGTGGTAATATGGCTGCTGATTTTGCAGACGCTTGTGAAGAGTAGCTAAATAGATCAGAGTAATTAAATTTTATTATGCAAAGAATTATTAATGTACTTGCTATTACGTCTTTCGTTGTATCTGGTGCCGTTGTTGGTGGTGGCTTTTATCTTTATTCTCAAAAGGATGCCATTATAGAAGACATTAAAGAGAAGGCACTTGATTCAGTATTAGGTGGAGGAATGGGAGGACTTGGTGGTGCTGCTGGTAAAGGTGCATTGCCAAAGATGTCTGAACCTGATTTTGGAGACTTAGGTGCTCCAGACCTTGCTCCTAGTGCTCCAAACCAAGCAAATGCTGCTCCTGATTTCCTACCTGAGAATGCAGCTGCTGGTGGTCCTACGGGAGTGATGGTTAGATAATGGATCTTCAAAAGATCACAACAGGAGTAACAGCAGCAGCAGTTATAGGTACTGGTGCTACGGTCGGTGGTAATCATATCATCGACCAAAAAACTGGTGGTCCTCAGAGACGTGAAGATGCTAAGATAGAAGCAATCAGACAGGTAGTTAGAGAAGAAGTATATAAACAATTAGTAAATGCTTGGCCAGAAACAAGCGGTCCTGTGAAGGGAATAAAACCACCATCTCAAAATTATAAACAGGTGATACCCCAAAGTGGAAAATAACATTCCATTCATTCCTAACAACAGCAATTCCAGTATCCCTAACATTCAAGTTAACGGTACTGGAATTCGTTTTATTGGGACAATAAAACCAGACAATACAATAGTTAACCGTATAGGTGTTAATGGTATTGCTGATGCTCGTATATGGTTAGTGGAACCACCACAAGCTATACCAGTAACAGTTCCTGTAACTGTCTTAGCTGGTACTCCTATAGTTAATATGCCTGGTTGTGTAAAGGTACACAAGGAGAATGCTAAAGAGAAAAATATTAATAAGATGCTGGTCAATGATGACCCTAAAGGAAATGTAGTATTGTGTGATGCTGGTGCTCCATACTATGAACCACCTGATTATGATTATAGAGAACTAACTTGGCAAACTATTACTCAACCTCAAGACGAAGTGGAAGGAGTAGATACAGGTGATACACCACCTGCTCCTGATCTAGACACCCCAGAACCTCCTCCAACAGGAGGTGGAGAAGAAGAAGTAGAATGTCCTCCTATCAATGCAAGACGCATTGGAGACCTGAATCAGGAGGGTACAGAGAAAGTTAAAGAATATAAACTGACACCTGATGGTAAGATATGTGAAACCATATGGGAACCTGTTCCAGTAGTAGAGCAATATCTACCATCTGTTGCTACAGTTAGTACTACTGCTTCGATTGCTGCGGTGGCAACAACGAGTGCCCTACTTGCCAAACCCCTAGCAGATCTGCTCCTGAAGGTTGTGAAACCTGTCGTGAAGAAAGCGATTGCGAAAGTTCAGAAGATTCTTGGGAAGACCCCGTACCGTCCGACTCAATCTGAGATTCGGACGAATGAGTATCGTGAGAAGAAGGGGATGTTACCTCTGAAGTTTGGTCAGAAGAAGGTTGCTCCGAAGAAGAAGAAGGATTAGTCCACTTAGGTTGTGGTATTTCGTGCTCGTGTGGAATTACTACATTACCAGGAGATGATACTACAACGTCAGCACACACTGCGTGATAAGGTGATGCTGGATGGAAGAATATACCAGCTTTCTTGAGCTCACCACAATTTTTCAACCTGGCTATCTCAAAGTCAAGGCGTTTATTAGCAGTAGATTGATTGACTGCTGCTATTTGTGCATCTGCGGCTGCAGCACATTTACGCTGCATACCTCTATTCAATGGTATTGAAAGCGTAGCAGAGAGACCTACATTGAAACTCTGATTCGCTCTCATATCTGTTCTAATTGGTTTATACCAAGTAGGGGTCATTTCCCCACCACTACCTACAATGTCAGGTACACCATCAGCAGTTGGTACATCTATTTCTATTTGTATATCATCTCCATCTTCAAACCATCTAGTACCATCATCCTTAGTGCGGTCATCATACCACTCTTCCCAAGGATAGTTCTTAACAGTAACGGTTTGTTTTACTGTTCTTCCTTCTACGTCTGTTAGGTTATATTGCGGTTCGTTATAAAAATCTTCCCAAGGATCTTTCCTTGAATCTGCAAACTGCACATAAGGTGTCATATTGAGAGTCGTACCTTGACAAGATACCCCTCCACCGTAGGTGTTAGTTACGTATGGACCTTGTAAAACCTGAATTGCCTGGTTGGTCACTGAGCCCGAACTATTGGCGATTGGATTTGCAGTAGCAGATACACCACCAACACCTTCTGCTAATGCGACGTTAGGAGATAAAAGACTACCTATAGTCGCTATTGCGTAAATGTACTTGTTGTGTCTGTGACTGATTTTACGGTGGTTAATCTTTGTATTATTGTCTGGTTCGTCATCCCTGGTCCTTGGTAGCTTTGGGTAAATTGGAACGCTGCCCCAGGCTCGTGGATTGTGAAATTGTTTTGTGCTGAGAAGTCTATAGCATCGAACGAAGAAGTTACTGTTCCCGTTACGGCTGCTTCTCCCGTGCCTACTGTTGGCGATAGTGTCACTGTTGATGTATTCACTGGCGGATTCAGAGGTGAACCGTTGTTGTCCACTCCCACGCCTGTCACTGAGTATTCCCATCCTGTACGATAATCAATTGAATTTATTGTCTCCGTGACTGTGCTTTCAGTCTCGGTATGACTCGTCATCGAGCCCTGTTGGAAGT